ACCGTGCGAAACAGTCTACCAAGAATTACATCATCGTGAACGCACCCAAGACGATTGAAGTGGTTGACCGGAACATTCTTCAGTTATGGCGTGAAGTCTTTGAAGCCATTTTGGTTGACATGACTGAGAGCACTTCCAACTATGGTATGATTTATGATGGTGACACCAATGCTGAGAGACGCATCGAGAATGGTCTTGAATACTTCTTGGTCAATTCCAAGAATATGCGAGAGCTTTGGTCATCATACCGGAATTACAATGCAAAGGATTGCTTGCCCTTTGTCTTGAATATGTGGCACTTGGCAGTCCACGAGCTCACTCATCGGTTTGTTGAAGACCACGATGAGAATTTTAGCAGCCGTGAGCACGCACTTGCTCACAATACCGCACTCAAGCTCAATGATAAATTGGACAGCTTGAGACCACAGGCACGCAAGTGCTTGAAGGGCATTGTTGAGCTCAATAACAAATAGAGCTTGCCCATGTAGAATGGCCAGAGATGAACAATATCCAGTTGAACATAAAATGACACTGGTGCGATTCAAATGAACACGCTCTGGCCATTCTACGCAATATCATACAGGGTGACAAAACCAAGTTTATGAATCCAAAAAGGAGCTGAAATGGACGTTATGAAATTGAGATTTTATCGGGGTTGTTTCATTCGGTTTGACCAAGCAGGAGTTTATGTTTGTCGTCTTCATCCGGTCAATGGGGCTGAAGAATGGGTTTGGACCAGAGTGACTGAGCTCAGTGAGCTTGAGTGGTATATGTGTTCCAAGCCATACGCAACACCCCAATACGTTTGTCCTGAAGATTGCAGTTTGTCTGCTGCGTAACTGGCGCAATAACCAGTGAGACTCACGATGCTGAGATGAGAGATTGTCCACAGCTAGTGAGTGAGCCGGTATAATCCGGCATAATCTTGTGGCTGATACCCACACCCAAAGCACGATAGCTGAAAGGAGCTATAAAATGTCCGCAAGCAAGAATATCCGTTTGGTGACCATTCAAGATTTGGTCAGTTTGATATCCACCAGAGCTAACAGCACTTACACTCACAGTCTTGACCGCAAGTATTCACTTGAAGACCGCACTGGGGATGAGTGGGATGATGATTTTGCTGGTGCTCAGTATGAAGAGCAAGTTGCCACTCTTGAAGTCACACGGCCAGTAGAATATTGGAGTATGGAGCGTGACAACCCAATCAAGGCTGCGTATATGCGCAAGGTTGAAAAGCTTCAAAAGACGATGCCAAAGAAGCACCATGTCACCTATTATCATTTGTATGAGCAGGGTTCATCTTATCACGGTGAAGTCATAGAGCTCAGCAGTGAGCTGGGAGTGATGTTGGATGGTATTTGGTCCCATCGTGAAGCATATCGTGGCTCATCTTGGATGAAGCGTGTAAGTGGCATGACTCTACAAGGTATGGCCAAGAGATTGGGTCAAACCGGTATTGCTGATACAGTCAAGAAGGCACAGGATTTGGCCAAGAGACAGAGTGAAGCAAACAGCCGGAATTATGCCCGCAAGCATGTTCGTGAAGTTGCAAATGAGCTGGTGCTCAAAATTGATGCGGCACGCAAGGCTGGTATTGAAATTCCTGACTTTTCAGTCTTGGGCTTGGTGGTTATGGCCGATGAAGAAATGCCGGTGGAGTAAAAATGGACACATGGAAGCAAGACTTCATTGCAAACAACAATCCTATATTTTGTCTGTTGGAAGGTGTCTGCCCTGACTGTGGTGAAGATGTAACCATCAAATCAATCGGTGGTATCCCATCAGCACTTGAAAATTGGACCACGCCAGAAGGTATTGAGCCCACCATTTGGACTGAACCATACCCACTTGATACTTGTGGGCAAGCCATCTTGGGCATCGAGTATGTTTGCCCAAACAACCACGTCAATTATGTGGAACAAAACCGGAATGGAGATTGGAATTGAAAATGTCTACTCACACCGCTTTGAAGTCCAAAAGACAGCAGCTTTGTCGAGAGCTTGACCAGTGTATTGCTGAGCAGCTATCCTATTTGATGGCGTGCCCTGATGGTACAAGCTTGATGACGGTTATGGAGCAGCCAGAGTTTCAAAAGCTTCTTGACCGTGAAGACCAAATCAACCTTGCAATCGAACGCACGGATGGGGTTGAGAATTGCCAATAATATTCTATGGCTGTGAAATCTTACAGGGTGAGATTTTGCTAGAATGGCCAGAGAACAATGCAGTATTGTTCAAGCATATAATCTAACATTCATGGTAGGATGGGCCATTATTGTCCATCCTACCAATCATACAGGATAGTCAAAAGGAGCTAAAATGACAAGTGAATTTGGAGTACCCAAAGGATTTGTAGATGTTGTAACTGTCCGCAAAGATATTGCGCAGAAGTTGGTCAGTGCCTTGAACTCAAATTTTGGCAGTGTTTGGTTCCAAATGGAGACTGAACCGGATGCCTTTGGTGCCACTGTTTATATCGCTGGCCCAGTGCCTTCAGCCAGAATGCGCTTGTACAAAGAATTTGTCCATGGTTATGTCTCTGCCACCGCAGACGTTATGAAAGTTCAGTGCACCGATTTGGCACCAGGCATGGGCGGTGACATTCTTCTTGCCCTGGCCTTCAATTTTCATCGTGAACACTTTGGAGTGTTCCAAGGTAACAACTTTGTTGAGTGTCCCAAGTGCTTATTTCACGTTCACGTCTCAAATGATGGCAACGAGCTTATACGCCACTGGGGCAATGTTCATGACCCAAAGCCAATACGGTCTGTGGATGATGACCGGCTGAAATAGTTCAAATTATGCTGAGATTACAGCACTCAGCAGCGATATAATCACCATACTCGAATGAGACCAAACCAAAAATTCAAACCAAAAAGAAAAGGAGCTACAAATGGCAAAAATTAGCAAGGCATCAAAGATTGAGAAGGTTGGAAGCAAGGCAGTATCATCTGACCGGTATACATACCGACCCAAAGCCAGTGATGAGCAGAAGGAGCTGGTGGTTGAAAAGACCGTGGACACTGAGCCCAAAGGATACTTGATGCTCAAACAGGTCATTCTTGAAGCCAACAAGCAGAGTGTTCCAACCAGCCGTGTGATGAAAGCTATGGGTGGCAATCGGGGTGTGGGTGAGCCACTCAGTGAAAATTGGGTCTTTGTTTACTACAAACGGTCACGATGGCTACCCAAGGCTTGTTTGAAAGACCTTCCCAAGCTGGCCAAAATGCGGCGTGGTGGTGGACGCCCAGCCCAGGAGCGCAAAGAGCTTCCCAAAGCAAAAGTGGTTGCCAAACCGGCTGCCAAGCCAGTCAAAGCTCAGCCCAAAGCTCAGCCGGTCAAGACCACTGTGCGTGATTCCAAGGGCAAAGTTGTTCAAAAAGCCAACCCAAAGGACATTCCAGGCACTCCAGTGGTCCTGAAGAAACACATGAGCACTACTCGCACCGCTGAAGCACCCGCACCGACCACCAAAAAGGCCAAACGCCACATCAATGAAGGTGGCATTCCGGTCTTGGACTTGGTTGAAGAATAGTATTTGAACTGGGCACTGCCCCAATAAAAGCAGCATATAATAGCCAGAAGGGTGACTGCCCTTCTGGCTATTTTTGTGTCTGCAGCAAACAAGGAGCTATGAAATGCCTGATTCAATTACAAGACCCACTGCCACCGGTATCAAAAGAGAAGCATCAAGGGTGTCAAAGCGCAAGCTGGCCAACCAGCTGGGAAGACAAATGCGCAGACGTGTCCTTGCTGCCCCACTGGGCAAGAAGGTGAGCCGTGAGCAATATTTGGCACGTATGCTAGTTGACCTTGCCACCAATATGGAAGCTCAAACCTTGGATGGTAGGGTGATTCAAATCACGGATATCAAAGAATGGAGTGAGATTGTCAAATTCATCCACAATCACTTGGATGGTCCTGTGGCTCAAGACGCTGCCACGATGAACGGTGTGTTCTTCAAGGTGTATGCTGGGATTGATGTGGACAAGGTATGAGTGTAGCCAATCTGAATGTCAAAAGACCTTCCATAGCTGATGCCAGCCCATTCAGCAAACCTTATCAGCCGTTTGGAGCTTTGGTTGATATATTCTACTCACACGATGATGAAATCATCGTAGATGGTCCAGCCGGTACAGGAAAGTCAAGAGCTATACTTGAGAAAATGCACCTGATAGCCAGCAAGTATGATGGTGCTAGACTTCTCATGGTCAGGAAGACACGTGAGAGCTTGACACAATCCGCTATGGTCACATTTGAGACAAAGGTTATACCCAGCAGCAACAATGTGGTCTGGCGCACGACTGAGCAGGAGTACAGGTATGCTAATGGCTCAAAAATAGTCGTGGGCGGTATGGATAAGTCAAGCAAGATAATGTCCACGGATTATGATTTCATCTACCCACAGGAAGTCACCGAGCTTGCTGAAGGTGAATATGAAGATTTGACCACACGATGTAGAAATGGCATAGTGCCTTATCAGCAGATATTATCCGACTGTAACCCTGGACCAGCCACAAGCTGGGTCAAGCGCAGGTTTGATGAAGGCAAAGCCAAACGTATACAATCCACTCATAAAGACAATCCATCACTCTGGGACTATATCACCCACGATTGGACGCCAGCTGGGGTGAGCTATTTGCGCAAGCTAAACAACCTGACTGGTGTCAGGCTGAAAAGATTGGCAAAGGGTGAATGGGTGAGCGCAGAAGGAGTTGTGTACACGGATTGGAGCAGTGATGTTCATTTGGTTGACCGGTTTGAGATACCAAAGGAGTGGAGAAGGATTTGCACCATTGACTTTGGATTCACCAATCCGTTTGTCTGCCAGTGGTGGGCACTCAACCAAGATGATGACATGTTCCTGTACAGAGAGATATACATGACCAGGCGCACGGTGAAGTCTCACGCTCAGCAAATCAATGAGCTGAATAAAAGACCGGATGGTGAAACGGATTACATTGAAGCATATGTCTGTGACCACGATGCTGAAGACAGAGCTACACTTGAAGAAATGGGCATTTGGCCCACTCCTGCTGATAAAGCAATCAGTGTGGGTCTGGAGAAGGTAACAAACCGGCTGAAAGACAAAAAGCTATTTGTGCTCAGAGACAGCTTGGTTGAGCCAGACCAAGCATTGGTCGATGCTTACAAACCTATACAGACCTTGGATGAGTTTGACATGTACGTCTGGCCAGACCGTGGAACCAAGGAAATGCCTGTTGCTGCCAATAACCATGGCATGGATGGAATGCGCTATGGGGTGATGTACGTGGACACATACTCTCACAATGGTGGCATATTTGCTTGAGAAGGAGATGTGATGAACTCAATTCAAAAATTATTCTTGAGAATGTCTGGTGTAAAGAGCAGCACAGACCTTATACCTACCTGGGACAAGGGCAAGCCAACATACTTACCAGTCAATTATGAGAGATTGGTCAAAGAAGGGTGGCGCAAGAGTGAGCTGATTTATGCGTGTATCATGCACAAAGCTTCCACAGCCAGCCAGGTCACTCTCAAGGTATACAACAAGAAGTCTGGGAAGGTATTGGCTGACCATCCTTTGGCTCATCTCATTCGAGTGCCCAACCCAGCTATGTCAGAATATGACCTGTGGAGAGCTACAATCATCTATCAAGATTTGGCTGGCAGGGCAGCATTTGAGAAGGAGCGCAACAAGGCAGGTGAAGTCATTCGATTGTGGCCATTGAGACCAGACTGGCTTCATCCCATACCTGGTGGACCCACGATGTTACAAGGATACAACTATGATGTCCCAGGCAATCCGTCTCAAGGCTTGCTACCGACTGACGTGCTGGACATCAAGATGTTTGACCCACTGGACAATTACAATACGTGGCCACCCGCAGCGGTGGCTTCAAGGGTGGGTGATGTAGACAATACCGCCACCGATTATATCAAACTATTCTTTGAGAAGGGTGGCACCCCACCAGGAATTATCAAGACCACTCAAAAGCTCAGAGACACTGAAGTGGATGATGTCAGAAGGAGATGGGGCAACCGGTATGGGGGCATTGCTGGCTGGCTTCAGCCGGCAGTGTTAGACCGTGATGCTGAGTATATGCCGATTGGGATGACATTCAAGGACATGGGATTTGATGTGCTGGATGCCCGCAATGAAGCAAGGATTTGTGCGGTGCTGAGAGTGCCCCCAATTATTGTAGGAGCCAAAGTTGGCCTTGACCGGTCTACATTCACCAACTACAAAGAAGCAAGGGTGAGCTGGTGGGAAGATACTTTGGTGCCAATTTATGTTGACTTCCTGTCCACTATCATCAACAACCTTGTAATCGAGTGGCCTGAAGTCTATGTACAGTGGGATTTCAGCAATGTTCCAGCTATGCGTGAAGACAAGGTGGCCTTGTGGAACAGAGCAAATGAAGCTTTGAGATGGGGTGGAATCACCATCAATGAATATCGTGAGCAAATTGGATTTGAGAAGATTGATGAAAAGGGTGACATTTTCTTGAGACCTTTGAACATGGTACAGGTCACATTGGAAGGAGAGATTATACCATTGGCCACTAACAATCCACAGACTACACCGGTCAACGAACAGCCGGTGGATGAGACCTTGGCAGACGAAACATCCACCACCGATGAGACCGGTGGGAAGTCTAGCAAGGCTGCTGACGCTCCTGACGCACGACAGAGAGCCAAACGTGAGCGCAGGATGGGTGAGCATCTAGCTGACTATTTGAAACGCCAAAGAGAAGCCATTGAGAAGGAGCTGGTGGACAATGGAGTGAGCAATGGATTGGGCTGAAGAAAAGGAGCAGCTGTTTCAGATACTCTTCCCAGACGTATTGGACGCTGTTGAAGAAGGTATGTTGAGCGCAGCAGACGCCATAGGTGGTGGGATTGAGCTGGATTGGTCTATGCTCAATGCTTGGGCAGATGAATTTGCCCGCACTTATACCTATGAGCTGGTGAAGGATATCACTGAAGCATCTCAAGCTTTGCTGCAAGAGAAGATTGATGCCTGGATAAAATCAGGTGCTCATCTTGACGAGCTTATTGCGAGCTTGGGTGACTCTGGCTTATACGGTGAGTACAGAGCTTTCATGATAGCCACCACTGAAGTCACGAGAGCTTTTGCTGAAGGCAATCTTGAAGCTTGGAAGAAGTCTGGGGTGGTTACCCAAATTCAATGGATGACTGCTACGGATGAAGTGGTGTGTGAAATATGTGGTGGGTTGGATGGCTCAATAATAGATTTGGGTGAAGCTGGATTTGAAGGATACAGCCCCAATGAAGAGCCAAATATGGTGGAGTGTCCACCGGCTCACGTCAATTGTCGTTGCTGGATGAGACCTATTTGGGGATGATATGGCTGACATCAAAATTTCAACCACAGAATTGCGAGAGTTCAAAGCCAAAATGCAACAGCGTGCTCAGGACATGAATGACGCTGCAAAAGAAGCTACAGAGAAGGCAGCCAAGCATGTTCATGAGAAGGTGCCAAGCTACAAAGGTGCATCCGGTCTGCCTATGATGTTCAAGAATTTGAGACAGCGCATTTTTGTTATCAAGTCCATTGAAGAAGGCAGTATAACAGTGCCATACAGGAGAACAGGTGAGCTTGGAAGAGCTATAACAACTGAAGTCAAGCCTGTAGGAACAGATTGGGTGGGCACAATCGGCACCAATACGGTCTATGCCCCATACGTTATCAGCAACAAGAAGGTGGGTGGCCGTGGACCACAAACCAAATATCACCAGGCTGGTGGAGCTTGGTACACTCTTCAGCAGGTAGTTGAAGATTGTAGAGATGCAATCACAAGAATATATCGCACCACCGTGGTGAACAAGATAAAATCACATTGAGAATATAGTATATTTCACAGAAGGAGAGATGCTATGGAATACAAAATCACTCAGGGTGCAAATGATGTAAGTACAATTGATGGCAGAAAGGTAACAGGATTTGCTGCTATCATAGGTAACATCGATGATGGCCATGACAAAATATACAATGGGGCATTCCGCAAGACCATCAAAGAAAATGGGGGCAGGGTGAAGCACTTCTGGCAGCATGACATAATGATGCCCCCAGTGGCAAATATCCTTGAGTTGAAAGAAGTCAAACGTGAAGACATGCCAGAACGTCTAACAGCCGACCATCCTGAAATTACTGGTGGGCTGAAGGTTGTACGTGAGTATTTGGACACCCCACGTGCTGATGAGATTTTGACCGGTATCAAGGCTGGTGCCTTGGCTGAGATGTCCATAGGGTATGACCCAGTCAAGTTTGACTATGAAGAAGACAAAGAGCTTGGTGGGATGGTTCGCAACCTGCGTGAAATCCGACTGTGGGACACTTCTGATGTCAACTTTGGGATGAATTCACTCACGGTCTCATCTTCCAAACTCATCCAGCTTGAAAGTATGGTTTCATCACTTCTGTCTCCTGACGCACTGAAAGAAGGCAGAGTGTTGAGCAAGCGCAATCTTGAGAGATTGCGAGATGCACTGCAAACTCTGAATGACGTTCTGCTGGCTGCCGAGCCACCTGCCGATGAAGACGCTGGCAAGATACTCACACCCACGGACACGATTATGCAGAAGCTTGCCAAGGCTGAATTAGAATTACAACTCATACTAGCATAAGGAGAAATGATAATGGCCGATTTGATTACACTACGCAAGATGTTGGCTCAGAAGGTATCAGAAGCCAAAGCACTTGCCCTACCATTCGCAAAAGAAGCTGCGATGCCCCAAGAAACAGCTGACAAAATCAGTGGCATTCTTGGAGAGACAGATGGCATCAAAGCTCAAATCAATCTGATGGAGCAGCTTGAGAATTATGACCAGTACATGGCTGAGCCAGCAGGAACCAAGGCAGCTCACCTGGGCTGGCGTGAAGCTGCGCCAGGAGAAGGTATGCCAGAAGTGGACCCAAAGGCATGGCACGAGCTCAAGGTGGCCCACCCCATGACTGGTAAGGAGATGACTGTCAGGTACCAAGTGCCACTGGCATCTCAGAAGAAGGGTTATTCAGATGCCTTTGAAATCTACACCCGCAAAGGATTTGATTACATGGGTCCAGAAGACAGGAAGACACTGACAGAAGGTGTTGACAGTGCCGGTGGCTATACTGTTCCCATGGATGTTCAAGCCAGCATGATTCGCAAGATTGCTACCACGGCACTTATCCGGTCTATGGCAACTGTCATCAGCACCAGTCGTGACATTGCCAAGTGGATAAAACTCAAGTACACGACAGACGACAAGTACACCAGTGGTGTACGTCTGACCTGGACAGGTGAAATTCCCACATCAGCCACCGTCCATCGTGTTACTGAGCCGGTCTTGGGAGCACTCCAAATTCCAGTTCACACAGCTATGGCTTCCATGCCCTTGTCCAATGACCTGTTGGAAGACAGCTCATTTGATATTATGGGCTTGGGTTCAGAGCTTATGGGTGAAGCTTTTGGCCTTGGTGAAGACGATGTCTTTGTCAATGGTGATGGAGTGGGCAAACCATTCGGTTTGGTCACTCGTGTAACCGTTGGTGATGACCCAATCGGCACCGTGGTATCTGGCTCAGCTTCTGCACTCACCGCAGACGGTTTGATTGACCTGTTCTTTGGTCTACCTGCCCAATACCGGTCACGTGCCGCATTCATCCTGAATAGTGGCTCAGCCAAGACCATCCGCAAGTTCAAGGATGCTACCAACAACCGGTATTTGTGGGATAGCATGAATGGTGGTCTGATGTCTCCTGGCGTCAATGACTACCTGTTGTCCAAGCCGGTTTTGTTCGATGAGTTCATGCCTGACCAGGGCAGCAATACTTATCCAGTCCTGTTTGGTGATGTCAGTGGTTACATGGTCGTTGACCGTGTGGGTCTGTCCATCCAGCGTCTGGCAGAGCTATATGCTGAAACCAACATCACCTTGCTCCTGGCACGCCGCAGGGTTGGTGGTGATGTTGCTTATCCATTCCGCATGAAATTCCAGAAGTGCTCCACCTAACAGTGGGGTATTGGAAATTCAACCTGACAAGACAAAGGAGAAATGACCATGGAAGGTAATGAAACTCTTGTAACACTATCACCAGCAACAGTCAAGTCTGCCACTGGTAATGGCACCGGTGTCCTTGTTCAAGGATACTCAGAAGTCAAAAAGCGTGAGTGTGTGGCAATCCTTCAGTGCGGTGCTGTTTCATCCGGTACAACTTTGGATGTCAAAGTCCAATCCAGTCCTGATAACAGCAGTTGGCTGGATATTGCTGGGGCAGCATTTGCCCAGATAACAACCGCAGCTGATGAAAAGCTTCTGCGCTTCATCCCCAATAACAAATACCTGCGTGAAGTCCACACCATCTCAGGTACCAGCTACACCTTTGCGGTCATTATGGCACTGACCAAGACCAAAGACGGATAACACCGTCACCAATAGGAGCGTGGGTGGGGAGCAATCCCCACCCATTCTACCAAGGAGAGCTATATGGCTGAGCCATATTGTGAGCCGGCAGACATCAAGAATGCAATGCCTGATACCGATTGGGGCACTGCATATGAAGGCATTCTCCATAACCTTGCTGGACGTGCCAGCCGTGTGATTGATACTTTTACAGGCAGACGTCCAGGAGCTTACAAGCTTCTGGCAGATGAGACCTTATATTTCACTGGTGATGGTTCATCGAGCTTATGGGTGGAGCTTGCTCAAGCACCCACCACCGTGGCCGTGGATGAAGACGCTGATGGAAGCTTGGATGACTATGTCACGTGGGCAGTCACCAATTACAAGGTATGGCCACCCCACGCACTCATTATGGGGCAACCGTATCAAAGGTTGGATATTGCCATGTTTGCTCAGAAGTTGTACTGGCCACCGTGGGAAGATTGCATCAAGATAATTGGCCGGCATGGGTATTCTACTATCCCACCAGAAGAGATTGTTCAGGCATCCATAATTCAAGCTGGACGATGGTTCAAGCGTGGCCAGCAAGCTTTTCAAGACACTGGTGCAATCGCAGAGTTGGGCAAGCTGACCTACACAAAAAGATTGGACCCAGATGTGGATGAGATAATTGACCATTACAAAAGGGTGACCATATGACCATCACCACCGCAATAGCCAATATCCAATCCAAATTAGGAGCTTTGGGTGTGAAAGTTGCTCCCAGCACTGTACCTGAAGCAGCAAACGTGTTCCCATTCGGGGTGTCTTATCTGAGCACAGGACATCTTGATTTGGAGAGCGCAGGATGGGGCAGGAATTTTCATACCATTTTCTCTGAAATACACGTCTCACGCAACCTTCTTGGTCCAGCTATAAACACCGCTATGTCTTACATTGAGCCATTCTTCCTGTCCCTGATAGCAGACCCAACTTTGGGTAGCACGGTCTCAAACCTTGTAGATGTCAGGTACAAATTTGGAAGACTTGAGTGGGGTGGGGTTGAGACCATAGGAGTGAGATTTGAAATTGATGTCAAAATTATGCAGGCTGTACCATAAGGAGCTATAACAATGGCAACTTCAAGCTTTTACAAGTTCAATCAGTTTGTGGAAGATATTGGGAAGATACTTCACAGCCTTGCCACCGGTGGTGACCAGATTATGATTTTGCTCACCAATACTGTCCCCAATGTGGGTGATACGGTGGTGGATACATCGGTTACACCGTGTGTTGTCAAGGCTGTTTCAAACGCATCAGAAATAGCTGCTGGCAATGGTTATACCAAGGGTGGTATTCAGGTCACTTCCCAGCAGTACATCCAGACTTCAGGCACAGGCAAATTCTATGGTGTCAAAACCACCTGGACTTGTGTCACTGCTGCAATGGCTACATTCCGATATGCGGTGGTGTATAACAATTCAAAGGGTACATCAGCCACCAGACCGGTTATTGGTTGGTTTGATTATGGTGCTGGTGTCACTCTGGGAGTTGGTGAAACCTTCATAGTGGGCAACCAGAATGATGGTACTGACTGGACATCCACTTATCCGATGTTTACACTAGCATAAAAGGAGCTGACAGGTGGCAACCAAAATATACCTGCCATCGAGTGGGTCTGCGCCTGTTACTCCATCCACTTGGAATTTTCCAAACCAAATCAATCCACTGACTTTTGCTGGAGTGCTGACTCCCATATCGTCAACACTCACCACAAAACTTGAAGCCACCGGCACTACCAGCCCCACTTACAGAGCTATGTTGCGCTATGTCATCGGACCACTAGCAGGGCAAAGCATATCCGGTACAGTCAGGGGTATTATGAAGTCATTGGAAAGTAGTGTCAATGCTAATGCTAATATGGCCATAGCTGTCAAGCTCATCCAGCCCAATGGGTCAGACCGGTCTGTTTTGCTAGCATATGTGGCTTCTGATAGTGCTACCAGCCCATATGAGATAAATTCATCACTGAATACTAGAATATTTTATACTGTGACTGAAACTGAACCTTTGACATTGACCACACAAACAGCCACGGCAGGAGATTATTTGGTCATAGAGATTGGGTTCAGGTCAGCCACCGGCACTACCAGGAATATCAGCTTGAGATATGGGGATGCTGGTGGCAGTGATTTTGCGTACACCAATGAGCTGACCACAGACCTGAATCCATGGATAGAATTTTCACAGACATTGTCATGGCTGACAAATTACAAATTGAATACTACCATTGGGGTGTTCGATTGGACACGCAACAATGGTATCCTTCTCAGAGCTTATAAGATTTTCACGACCATAGGAGCTTTTGTATGGACAGGCATGGATGCTATTCTAACAAAAGGTGGTGGGCTGACAAATTATATTTTACAAACTACCACTGGGGTATTTACCTGGACACGCAATAATTCAATCCTTCTCAGAGCTTATAAGATTTTCACTACCATAGGAGCTTTTGTTTGGACACGCAGCAATAGTGTGATTACCTGGCTTCATAAATTATTCACCACCGTGGGTAGTTTCAGCTGGACCAGAAACAACTCAATATTATCCTGGGTACATAAGCTATTCACTACCACCGGAACATTTAGCTGGACACGCAACAACGCAATCCTTCTCAGAGCTTACAAACTCTTCAGCACAATAGGAGCTTTTGTATGGGCACGCAATAATGGCATTTTACTTTGGGGGCATAAGCTATTCACCACTACTGGGAATTATGTATGGACAAGGTGGGATGCTATTCTGACCAGAGCTGGTGGGCTGACCAACTATGTGCTACAGACCATAACCGGAACATTCACTTGGACACGCAATAATGGGCTGCTGCTGCAAGTCCATAAGCTATTCACTACAATAGGAGCTTTTGGCTGGACCAGAAACAATGGCATACTGGCGATTGGTCGATGGCTGAAGACCACAGTGGGAGCTTTTGTTTGGACAGGGTGGGATGCTATCCTGACATTTTTGGGATTTGTAGCACAGCCAGGCACAGTAGACATAACCGATAGTTGCCCAGATTCAATCAGCTTGATGGACACAATATCCGCTGAAGTTGTGAGTATAATAGACGTGGTGGTGTCTACCACGACCATAGGAGATGCGCCCAGCACTCAGGTTGTAACAATTCTTGACGCAACCGATGGTTCTGTTTTGATAGGAGATGAATATGCCGGCCAATCAGTATGAAATAGACAACCCAGTGAAAGTGTCAGCACTGTTCAAAAAGCTTGGCACTCCCACCGACCCAACTGCTGTTACACTTCAGGTCAAAAAGCCAGACGGTACCAAGACAACCTATACATACCCTGCTGATATCACCAAGACTGCCACAGGAGCTTTTGAAAAAGAAGTGCCCAGCACTACTATTCCTGGGAATTGGTATTACAAATGGAAAGGCACAGGAGCAGTGGTAGCAGCTTCTGAGACCTATTTCACCGTGCTGCCATCTGAATTTTAGGAGACAACTATGAGCATAATCTTGAAATACATTGGTGATGGAAGCTTTTTGCCTGGAGTGCCAGACCGTGATTTGTCTGAAGAAGATGTCGTGGCCACCGGAATGGAAGCTGAAGAGCTTGTCAAGACCGGTCTTTGGGCGAAGGCTGACTTGGACAAACCTTCCAACAAGGCTGACTTGAAAGGATATCAAAACAAGGTGAAGTCATGAAAATCAAAATAGTTCAGGATATCATCATTGGTTATGGGCCACAACGATTGTTCAAGGGTGATGTAGTGGATTTGCCAGAGACGGTGGCAACCGGTCTTGTGGCAAATCAAGATGCTCTGCCTATTGACCCAATGCCCATTGAGAAGCCAAAATCAAAACGCAAAAAGAAGGAGAGTGAATAATGCCTGGTATCAAAGCATTACGCAAAATTCAGCTTGGGAAGGAGACAGTGGCAGGCACGATTGTAGCAGCCACCGATATTTGGCGTGGCATGGGCACGCTCCAAAATCTAGCTGAACTGGTCATCATTGGCCCAATGCCCATTGAGAAGCCAAAATCAAAACGCAAAAAGAAGGAGAGTGAATAATGCCTGGTATCAAAGCATTACGCAAAATTCAGCTTGGGAAGGAGACAGTGGCAGGCACGATTGTAGCAGCCACCGCTATTTGGCGTGGCATGGGCACGCTCCAAAATCTAGCTGAACTGGTCAAGGTGGAAGAAGATGTGGGACTGTTGGTGCCGACTGACAGAGCTTATATCCCATTCCTGGGTGGTGAGATTGAGATGGATGAAGTTGAAGCCACCTTTGAGCAGCTGCCATATATCGGTCTTGGTGGCATTGATGGCAGTGTAACCGGTGCCAGTGATGGAGCAGGAACAGATAAGATTTGGACGTTTGAGCCAGCCACTACCACTGTCAAGACGCCCAAGACCTTCTCAATTGAAGGTGGAGACAACCAACAGGCTGAAGTCATGGAGTATAGCCATGTGACTGAGTTCAAGCTCAGTGGCAAGGCCAAAGAAGCACTTATGATAGGAGCCACCTGGACAGGTAGACAGATTGCCAAGCAAGCTTTCACCACTGCGCTTTCAATCCCCACTGTGGAAGATATTTTGTTCAGCAAGGGCAAGCTGTACATCGATGCGGGTGGTGGCACGATTGGAACCACCCTGAAGTCCAGCACATTCTTGGAAATGAGCCTGAGTTGGAAGACAGGGTTCATTCCGGTCTTCACCGCAGATGGAGCTTTGTATTTCACCTTTGTCAAGGGTGTGCTACCTGAGATTGAGCTTGAGCTAACATTCGAGCACGATGCTACCAGTGTGGCAGAGAAGGATGCTTGGTTGGCCGGTACAGGTAGACTTATCCAGTGTAAATTTGAAGGCAGTTCTGTTGTTTCTGGTGGGACCACTTATCAGAAAAGGACACTCATTCTCAACCTTGCTGGCAAATGGAAGAGCTTTGACAAGCTGGATGAAGCTGATGGCAATGATATTGTCAAAGGCACTCTGGTGGCTGGATACAATTCTACCTGGGCAAAGATTGCCCAGATGATTGTGGTCAATGAACTGGCAGCAATGCCATAGACCGGTCTAACAATAGGAGCTAAAATGACTCAAAAAGTTGAAGTGAAAATAACATCAGAGCGCATTGAAGATATGGTCACCGTGGATGAATTCATTGCACTCCAAGAAGGTTCAATCAAGGCTGCCAAATCAGTAGTGGGCAAATTCATCATGGGTGAAGATGGTCAATACCTGCCTGATGAAGAAGGAGCTGCCATTGCTGGTAAAATGACCGTCAGGCAGCTGAAAGATGTCTTGGCACAATTCCAAACTGGGGTGACAGACCTTGTCCCAAACTCGAACAGCGCAGCATCCGGCTGAGTTTGAAGACCGGTGCTGCGCTTGCACCATTCTGGGTTCTGATTTTGAATGCTGCTGAATCTTGGGGAATGCCACCATGGGAGCTTGCTGGTGGTAGCAAACTCAAGTGGCTTATGCGGTATAAGATTATGACCACTGAGCGCAACAGAAAGGACAAATGATGGCAGGTCAAGAGAAGCTTGAAGTCATTATCACTGCAAAAGACCAAGCCAGCAAAGTCATTTCAGGCATTGGCAATGCTGCTGGTGGGGTATTCAAAGTGGGTATGATGGCGGCTGCGGCAGGAGCAGCAGTATTGGCAGCCGGTATTGGATTTGCTATCAGTGAAGCTATGGGATTTCAAAATGCCATGGCTCAGCTTGAAGCAGTCATCAAGTCTACCGGTGGGGCTGCGGGTGTAACGTCTGCTGAAGCACTAACATTGGCTCAGAGCTTTGCTCAAGTCACCAAGTTTGGAGAAGAAGAAGTGCTGGCAGTGGAGAGTATGCTGCTCACTTTCACGAACATTGGTGAAAATGTCTTCCCAATGGCCACTGAAGCAGTCTTGAATCTTGCCACAGCTATGGGCACAGATGCCAAAGGAGCTGCTATCCAAATTGGTAAAGCTTTGAATGACCCAATCAAAGGTATAACCGCACTGACCAGAGTTGGGGTGACTTTCACAGAAGAGCAGAAGAAGATGATTGCTGGGATGGTGGAAGCTGGTGATGTAGCTGGCGCACAGGCACTTATTCTAGCAGAGCTGGAGAAGGAGTTTGGTGGGTCAGCTGAAGCAGCTGGGGCAACCTTTGGTGGCCAGCTCACTATCCTGAAGAACAGGCTGTCAGAAGTTGCTGAAGCCATAGGGTTGGCTTTGATACCGATATTGACCAGCCTGATGACCAATATTGGTCCTGTAATCACCTTCATTGAGAATTTGGCCAACCAATTTGCTACACTCATAACAGCAATATTTGATACCGGTCTACAGTCTGCCACTACACAAGCTGCCATGGCAAATATTTTTGGACCTGAGCTCACCACCACTATCATGACCATAGTGACTTGGTTCCAAAATCTTGCCACCACTATCAGCACTTTTGTAACCGGAACACTGGTGCCGTTCATACAGGAGCACGCAGAGATGTTCAAAGGAGCTTTGATTGGGATTGCGATTGCTCTCACCGGTCTGGGTATTATAGGAGCTATAATGTCAATTGGGTCAGCCATCGCAGCACTGGCCAATCCTATCACCCTGATAATAGCAATCGCAGCTTTGTTAGGAGCTGCGTGGGCTGGGAATTGGGGTGGAATACAGACCACATTGACCAACTTCTGGACCACCACCGGTCAACCGATATTTGACCAGCTCAAGCAGTGGCTATCAGTGAACATTCCGATTGCGATTGCCTGGCTGACCACTGTGTGGCAAACGGTCTTGCTACCAGCAATTCAATCTGTTTGGAATTGGCTGAGTACTGTCTTGATACCATTTTTCAGAGACGTCATAGTGCCATGGCTGGCAACCAACATTCCTATTGCGCTACAAGCTTTGGGTGATTTTTGGACAAACGTATTGAAACCAGCGATTGAGACGGTCTGGAATTGGCTGAGTACTGTACTCATTCCATTCTTCAGAGATGTTATCATCCCATGGCTGTCTGAGAATATACCTGTTGCGCTTCAAGCTTTGTCTGACTTTTGGACAAACGTATTGAAGCCAGCCATCGAGACAGTTTGGAATTGGCTCAGCACGGTGCTCATTCCATTCTTCCAAGATGTTATCATTCCGTGGTTGGCTGAGAACATACCGGCTGCGCTCCAGACCTTGTCTGACTTCTGGACCAACACCTTGAAGCCAGCGATTGAGATTGTGTGGGAGTTCATCCAAAATTCTATCATTCCACTGTTCCAAGCTTTGGCAGACCTTATAAGCACCGTGTTGGGTGTAGCCATAACCGCACTGACCGGTCTTTGGGAGAATGTTCTGCTGCCAGCTATCACCGCTGTGTGGGATTTCATTTCAGCTTCTCTCAGCCCCATAATACAAACAATATCTGATTTGTTCAACAATACGTTTGGTCCAGCCATTGATGAAGCTGGTGGAACACTGGGTATTTTGAAAGGTATTTTTGATGGCATTGGCTCAGCTATCAGTAGTGTAATCGGGTGGATACAGGACATGATTGAAGCACTCAGCAATATAGAATTGCCAGCCTGGCTCACTCCAGGCAGTCCCACCCCATTCGAGATTGGTCTGCGTGGTATTTCAGCAGCTATGAAGGAGCTTGCCATCACCGGTTTGCCACAGCTTCAGACCGGTCTACAAGGAGCTGGGGTGGCAGCCGGTGACGTCATAAGCAAGACCAATCAAACGTATATTACACTGCATGCCAATTATGCATACCAAGCACCAGAAGATGCGGCTGACTCAATCCGCACACTTGCCCTGATGTATGGAGTATCATCATGATATATTTGATAAAAGACAATATAGAATACTCTTTGGATGATGGCTCAATCGCATACTTCTTGGGTGACCAAGGATGGGGCATGATGCCGCTTCACCGATTATCAGAGCATGGTCCACAACAGGATGGTGATACAGACCGTGGATACAGAGCTGAAGCAAGAATTGGCAAGCTATTATTTGAGATTGTAGCAGATACAAGGTTTGACCTGTTTGCCAAACGAGAGTATCTGCAAACATTATTCAGCCCCAAAGCCAGCTTGAAGCTGAAATGGTATTTGGAACGCCAATCCCAAATGGGTCTATTTGAGACATGGTCCAGGCAATTTGATGTAGTGTTTGCGGATGATATGGACTTTCCAACTACCCAAAAACAAGGGTTTGCGCAAAGAGTATCTGTGTCACTGAAGGCATCTGACCCAACTTGTTATGACCCAAATCGTCAATTGGTTGAGTTCAATGGTGGGGGTGGGTCTGGCATGGTGGTCCCAATACATCTTGGGGATGCATCCGGTCTATTCTTTGGTGCTTCCAGCCTGGGCCAAATTCAGACGGTGAATAATAATGGCAATGCTGATGACTATCCAGAGATAACAATTGTGGGGCCAGCTGAAGACCCAGTTATCACTAGTTTGTCTTATGGTGAGAAGATTGATTTCAATGGCACTCATATTGCGGCTGGGGTGACTTATGTACTGGATACTAGATATGGATACAAGACGGTCATAGAGCTTC